CAGGTTCTATGCCTGTTACACGGGAGGAATTATCTTGGGGTAGAGAAGCACGTACCAAACCAAAGAAGAGTTTGCTTACTCGTGTTGGTGAAGAGGCTGGGGGTATGGCCGATGCAGCTGGCCGTCTTATTGTAGGCGGTGGTGCGTTTGCTCTTTCCACACTACCTGCTGCTGCCAATCGTATTAATGAACATCTTCAGGGCCGTGGTAACCAAGGTTCTCTAGAGCATGATATTGAAACCCTGTCTAAGAAGATGACTGATGCTGTCTTCTATAACGATCAGGGTATTCCAGAAGCAGGTGAGAAATATAATGATGCAGTGAATGAGGCAATTAACCGTGTTGGTATGCCTATGCTGGGTCATCATCTTCCTGGACGTCTAGCAGTTCCTTCTGCTAAGGAACTTGCTAAATATTCTGACGTTGGTAAGAAGATGGAAGAGTTGAAAGCTGCAAATGAGGCAGCTCGCAATGCTGAGGTTCTTAAGAAAGACTTCAAGGTAGATGACATTCCACAAGAAGTACGAGATGCTCAAAGCGTCCTGAATGCTCAGGATGCTGGTGGGGCTTTTAAGCCAGAAGCTGTTGCTCCTGATATGTCTAAGCAAATGGACCTTCCATTACAGACAACCCTGTAGAGAAGATGGCTAGGGATCAAGCAAAGGAAAGTCCTCAAATGGACTTGTTTGCTCAAGACCCTCCTCCACGTATTATTTCTAATGCAGCAGAAGCAGGCCGTAATGCTGGTGCAGAGGTACAGGCAAGACAAGCAGAACGTGCTGTTAAAGAGCAGGAGATTAATAAGGCTTGGGAAGAGCGACAAGCACAACTAGAATTAGAGCCTGATCCCGTTGTACGGGAGATGAAGGTAATTGAGTCTAGCACCTTGCGTGAGCAAATGTTAGACGACCTACAGGATCAACTAACTGCTTCAGCCTACAAGGCAGACCGTGTACGTAAAATGCGTACCAGTCGTTTTGGTGGTGGTGAGAGTGGCGGATGGGATTATAATATCCTCCCAAAATCTTTTAGGGATTTCCTAGATAATTGGCATCAGGCTGGTGGGAATTTTAGTCATACTGGCATTAGTAGAATGTTAGATGACCACCCTGTAAAACTAACACATACACAACGAGAAACATTGGCTTCATTATATCCTGAGGTAGCAAAAACTTATCAATCTAAAATTGATGCTGCATGGGCTAATTCCGATCAAGCAAAAGCTGCTAGGATGGGTAAGAGGTATGATGATGCTTTAATTTCAGAGGCAGTAGTCAAAAATTTTGATGCCTTTGGAAAAGGCTTTAAACTTGATGGTCCTAGATATGATTCAAAAACTGGCCGATATGCTGGAAGAGTAGCTGCTCAAGAAGGTGCTGATGCAGCTATTAATTCCGCAAAATTTCTCCCACCTAAAAATCAACGGGGGTCTGCCCCAGTTATCAATGATGCTGCTAAACTCTTTGAAAAGGTTTTAGGTAAGACAGGCGACTTTTTCCGTGAGCCTAAGCCAGCTAAAGAAATCTTAGAGCAAGCTCTTTTAGAGAAAGATGGGCGTGGGGTGAACTCCCTAGAGGCAGGTGGCAACCTTACAGCAGAGAAGCGCAACAGCACCTTCATCCGTGAAGGAGTGCGTTGGATTCAAGGAGCAATTAAGAAAGCAGAAGAAACAGACCGCATCTTTGTTAAGAGTTCGGAAAAGGATTTCAAGAAACTATCACGGCAAGAGATTTCCGACCTAGCTGATGTAGTTAAAGAGGAGATGTTCAATCGCTCTATTACGCCAGAGCAGGTGCTACAACTAGGTCTTACAAAGGATCAACTTGCTGCTTACAACTCAATGCGTCAAATGCATAATGAGGCATGGCGTCAGCAGAATGAAACACGTATTAAGCAAGGCCTTGCTCCAATCACTAAACAGGAATACTATCTATCTAGCCGTTGGAAAGGAGACTTCCGTCTACCAGTGCATGATGCCCTAGGTAATATTAAGTGGTATCTAGCAGCCGATAGTCGCTTTGGTTTAGAGCGGCAATGGAAAGCTTTGTCTAAGAAGTTTCCAGAGCTTGTTAAAGGACAGGAACACGTTGTAAAGACGTCTAAGAACATTAACGATATTCAAGGCACCTTGGCTAATGCCATTGATGTTCTAGGTCGTAATGATCCTGCTGTGCTACGTCTTAAGGAATGGGCAGAACAGCAAGCAGTTGTCGAGGGCCGTGGTGCCCTAGGACAAGAGAAGCATTTTGAGAACAAGGCCAATGTACGTGGTTTCGTAGGTGATCGTCCTGGTAAGGGAGGTCATGCAGAAGCCATTGAGCTGTTCCAACAGCAAATGCAATATGCCCGTAATGCCTTTAAATGGGCAGAGCTACAGAAGGCTACAGATGGTCTTAAGGAGGTTATGAACTCTCCTGAACTTGCAAAGCAACAACCAAACAACATGGCCTACATGAAAGACTACATCCGCAATAATATGGGGATGGGAGAAGCTAAGTGGGTTGCTGCTCTTGAGGATGCACTACGTTCTAAGGGACTTTCTCCTCATGTAATTGGCACTGCCGTAGGCGGAGCTAAAACACTATTCATTATGCAGAAGATGGCTATGTCAGCAGGCTTTGTCCTGTCAAATGCCATTCAACTTGTGAATATTCTTCCTCACATGGTGAAGGAAACCTTAAACCCTGCCTATCAGGCAGCAGCAGTGGCACAGGGCCTTGTACTAGGTCCTATGATGGCCCTAGGCCATTACATCAATGCTATGGGTGGTAAAAAGAACATTCATACAATGCTTCAAGATAAATTTATCACTGATGCTATGAAGTATGCTGAGGTCAATGGTATTACTGCTCGTTCTGTTCTAGACGAAAGTCCTATTAGCAATTCATTTAGTGCTCTGGGTAAGGTGGAAAACATTGCAGGACAATCCCTAAGTATTCCAGAAACGGTGTTGCGTAGCACTGCTTATATGATGGCAGTTTCTCTTCTACGTGCCACTGGTAAGTTTGGTAAGGATCATCTAGCTCTCTTCCAGAAAGCAGAAGAGATGGTTAACATTTCTATGGGTGATTATCGCCAAGGTGAACGTGCTACTGTGTTCAGTAAGCTAGGTACAGCAGGGAATGCTTTAAACACCCTACAAACCTATCCAATGAACTTCTACCAGCAATACAACCTAATGGCTAGACAAGCTCTTAAAGGTAATGTTGCTCCAATCATTGCTATGCTAACAGCACAAGGACTTGTGGCAGGTGCAATGGGAGTTCCTGGATTTAACGAAGCAGATAAGCTTATTGACTGGTTTAAGGGTAAGGTGAGTAATGAAACCTACGCCAAGATTAAAGATGTTTCTCTAAAAGAAGCAGTGCTCAATGCTGGTGGTCAAAGTGCTCTCTATGGTCCTCTATCTACTAAAACTGGTGTGGGCCTAACCTCACGGGTTACAGCCCCTGGCTTAACAGATATGGTGACATCTCCCGCTGGTCCTGGAATTGATTTGGCTAAACAAGCCGGTTCTCTAGGAAACCTAGCAATGGACCCAATGAACCAGGATAAACAAACACAGGCCCTAGTAAACTCTGTTCCTACAGGCCTACAGGGGGCAATGGAAACAGGTCCTTTACGTGACCGTATGAGTGTTCCTGCTGCTGATGGTAAACGTATGTATCGCAAGACTACAGATGTAGCTGACCACAAGGGAATGTATGCTAGAACTCCTGAAGAGGAAAGCTTACGTACCTGGGGTCTACGTAGTCAAGGAGAAGTGTTTGAGAAAGACATGGCCTATCGCCTATCACAAAAGGAACAAGAAACTACTAAACGTGGTGGATCAATTATCAATGACATTTATGCTGCGTCTCGTCGTCAAGACGTAAAACAAACACAAGAGCTTGCAAAACTTTATGTGCAAATCACTGGTAAGGAACTAACCAACACACAGATTGAAAAGCAAATTATGGATGAATATACCTCTGCTTTCCAACGTGCTGTGGGGAATGCCAAGACAGTAGATGCCCTAAAGGCAGTGAAGCAAATGCAAGAATTCTTTAAGGAAAAGCATGCAAATTAGTTATAGTGGGATTAATGCCCTCAAAGAACATGAGGGCCTTCGACTCCAAGCCTATAGAGATACAGGGGGAGTCTGGACAATTGGCTATGGCACCATCAAAATTAATGACAAGCCAGTGGAGCAGGGAATGACCTGCACACGGGAACAGGCAGAGCAATGGCTCTATGCTGACCTTGCTTGGGCACAAACAGCAGTTAACAAGCTTGTTAGAGCTATACTTGCTCAACATCAATATGATGCACTTGTGTCGTTTGTTTACAACATTGGTGAAGAAGCTTTCTCTAAGAGCACTATGCTACGCAAGCTAAATGTGCAGGACTATATTGGCGCTGCCAAGGAATTTGATCGGTGGGTGTTTGATAACAAACAGGTGATTAAAGGACTTGTTGCGCGGCGTCGAATAGAAAGGGATATGTTCGAGGGCCATCCTCAGACATAATATTCTGGACGTAAAAAAGGGCCCACTAAGGGCCCTTTTCTTTTATGGAGTTTCGCAAAACCCACCAACACATGCAAGTTCATGCATGTTCATATTAGCATCATCAACCTCAAATTGATCGAAATTCTCCCAGTCGATCTTAGGCATTGCTGCCTGCAGATTGGCAAATTCCGCCTGAGTAATATCCTGATAAGGAGCCTGTTGATATACATGGTCATTGTGTGGCAAGAAGCTAACTCCTCCAATGTCGTTTAAATGTTGATAGACCCAAGCACCTACTTCCATCCATTCATCCTCTTTCACATAGACAGTGATACTAGGATTATGCTCACACCAGCTAGATTTAAAAACCAGATAGTGTTCGAGCACCTGGATTGCCGTTCGTTCATGGCGAGTGATACAACCGTTAGGAGCAGCGATAGGGAAACTAAACACCACGTTACTGGGGTTGGTGACATCTAGCTCATTCGGAAGACCCGCTTCCTTAAGGAATACAGCCAAGGGGTCTTTGACATCTGCACGTACAGTACGCACATAATACTGACTATGTCTAGTATGAATGCCAGAAGCAGAATCAGCCAACTGGCTGACAGTACCGGAAGGCTTAACAGTAGTGATGCTAGTAGAAGGGTTAATACCAATCTTTGCAGACCACTGCTTGTTAGTTTCAATAGTCGCATCTTTCAGTTGCTCCAACGCTTCTCGAAGATTAAAATCATTCTCGAAGCTTTCATCATCAAAATACATTTGTGAACCACTTAATACTGCATGGTCCATAATACCAGTCATGCTTACACCTAACAGACGTTCTTCCTCAGCATTTACTTGCCACTGCTTTCGGATGTATTTGAAGTCTGTTAGAGTGCTTTGGAAAGTTCCAATGATAGTGGCAAGCCTAACTTTTCGTTCAAGGTCCGCGAAAGAATCTCCAGATCGTACAATAACTTCGCTAAGGTTGCAGAATCCGAACGGGCGGAGAATAATCTCACCGCAGGGGTTAGTTCCCCATTCGTGATTTGGATCACGGCGGCCTGTAGACTCTGCCTGCTTCTTTGCAGAGATTCGATTAAAGATTCCACGTTCTCCAGACTTAGACTCATATAAGCTATGCCATTCCTTCATAAAGATGCCAATGTCTGGCTTCTCTGTATATGCAGCAGAGATGTTTGCTAATGCACGTTGTGTATCGTCTACCCACCATTGTCCGTTCTTGTAGTTGCGCATACGTTCATCTGTGAGGTTTGATAGACAGATAAGCGCAGATCGCCGCACCCCCCCAACCACGACAACTTGCGCAATCTTACATACCAAGTCTGAGCATTCAACGGAAGTGAGTTTGCGACCAGCAGCTTTTGTAAACAGGGCAATTGTGAAGCGGAATAGGTCTTCCAGCGGCGCAGGCCCGCTAGCTCTTCCTCCAAAAGTTTTAAGTCGAGCACCAGCGGGTCTAACTTTTGATACATCCCATTTCGGAATTTGACCCGAGTAGAGTAGACTAATGAGTTGCCGCAATGAGGCAGCCCAGCCTTGTTTGCTGTCTGCCACGACAATAACAGTATCTGTACTGTGAAAAGTCTCTGCAACTTCAGGTAGTTTGTTAACGTATTGACGTTCGACTGAATAGCCAACGCCAGTGCCGTTCGTAAGTATGTAAAGGATTTCATCAAAGCATCTCTGGTCTTGAATGGGAATGTAGGAGCAATTAAATCCCGCAATGTTGTCTCGTTCTAGTGCTGGGCCGGCAGTCATTAAGGCCCGCATACTAGGAACAACATCTAGGTTTAGGATGCCTTGATAAACATCGTCGTAAGGGAATAGGTCACCATAGCGATTCCGCCAGAAATCGCAATAACGGGCCACCGTTTCGTGCCAGCGTTCCCTACGGCCCATTTCAGGTAGCCACCGCGCATAACGTGAAGCGTGGATATAACGCTGATAATCAGTCGGTAAATCATTTGTCTTCTCTTGTAGGATAGTCAGGATGTTCTTCTTTCTCGTTATATTGTTTAATCTCGTGCTGTGCTTCTTCTTCTTCAACTAAGCGTTCAAGATAGCGTTTCTTGCCACGAGTCTTTTCTGTTTCACGTTCTTTAATTGTCTTGGTGCCTGTCAAAGTAGAGCCTCACGAAACTCCTCTTCCTTCTCATCGATAAATTGCTCAAGAGCATCTACCAAGTCAAATTCTTCCCAACCAAGAATGTCTAAAATCTCTTCAATACTAAGCTGTGCGGCAATTAATGCCTTTAGGTCGGGAGCCATAGTTTCAACTGCTTCTCTTCTTGTTCTGTAAATTCGTGGAAGGCAGAGATAAATGCCTTATAGGCGTAAACAGGGGGCATACATTGTGGACGAAACTCTTCTTCTACATGCCATACACCCTTCTGGAAATAGCTCCAATCTGCTCCCTTACTAGGGATTAGATAATGAGCTTCTGTAAACAAGGCACGTCTGTCAGCATCTTTAACATCTGGATGCTTTAGGTTTACATCAAACTTAGAAGCAATGGCCATTTCATTAAGCTTCTCTAGTGCTCTGTAGTCTGGTAGTACAGCCTTTAGAGGGCTGGGAATATCACCAAGATAAGCTTCAGCAGCATCATGTAGAAGACCAGCCAAGCGCAGATTGGTAGGCAAACGATAAGCAACAGCAACAGAATGCTCCGCCACCGAATAAAACTGCGTGTGACCTGAGAACCTAGCTTTGTTGCTGAGAGCAAAGGCAATGTCTTGAATGTCAATTTCATCTGGTGATGGGTCTAGAAAGTGGTACTTCAGCCCTGAGGCCGTTTCGATCCAGTTCTCCATAGCTGTAGAACTATTCCAGTTTTCCATGGTAGGTAGCATAATTAGGTACGTGTTCCCATGTGACGAATAATCATCAACATAGTGTTGAAGTTGGTATCAGCATTGTCTGCCATGAATGGCACTAGGAATGCAATGAATAGAAGGTAGGCAGTGCTGCTTGTAGCAAATAGCCAAGTAATCCACTTGTTGTTTTTAAACAACCATAGCCAAAGACTTGCACCACACAAAGCCGTTAGGCCATATAACACATAAATTAGATTCATTTAGTTCTCTTTTCAATCTCTCTGTTGATATACCACACAGCTTTCTGTAGGTCCTCAACACCGTTCTTTAGATCAGCGCGCCAGATATACTTCATAGCATTGCCTAGGAGGAAGTTCATATGCTCAGTGATTTGGATGCACTCGACTCCACTAGGATGCTCTGTATAATGCTTTGGTTTATTTACAGGGTCATTCTTACTAGGCTGGGCATAACCATCTAGGGTGTAATGAGCTAGATCAACTTCACTTAGCAAGATACTTTTCCTTTAGAAACTTCAGGGAGACAGGCATAGCTTCAAACTGACCGTCTTGAACATCATGAAGCATGATGATACCACGGAAGTGCTTATTGCCTTGAGGACCAAGATAATCTTCGTCGTGTTCGTAGCAACTACCGGCAATAATACTAGTAAGCATTGAACCATCTGCTCGACTACCGGTATGAATTTGTAATCCTTGCTGATGACCAGCGACACAACTCATGTTAGTCTTACGAAACTGTGCCGCGGCGGTACTCGCAGCTCTCCCGGCAACACCGGTCACAAAGTAATGACTATATGCTACACCATCTAGAATAACTACTTCTAGGAATGGATAAACAGTCCAGCCAAATTCTTCATATCCTAGATCACTAGTGGAGAGAACACCCTCTAACTTAGCATCATTATTCACTGCACGAGTAATGCGATATTCATGATTACCAAGAGTTAGATGTTGCTCAGGCCAATACATCTTATGCTTTGCCTGTGCTTGTCGTTCATTATAGCTGATGAGGGGCTCCATAAGAGCCGCCATAGCCTTCTTAGTGGCTATTACATCCTTGAGGTAACGCTTACCTTCAAAGCTCTTTCGACCAACATCGTAAGATGATAGGCTCGGCATATCTGCAAAATCACCACCAATAATAATCTTGTCTGGTCGTTTAGCTACGATATAGTTTCCGATTGCTGTTAGAAATGATGTATCATCTCCATCCCGAATTTGAGTATCGGGCAAATAAAGGTGTTTCAATTTAATGTCTTATTCATAGTTGGTTGGAAAGAAGCAATGTCCTCACCAAGTTGTTTAAAGGGCAACATATCATTCTCCACCATGTAGGCTAGTCCACATTCAATAATGAAGCCGAGTTCATCTTCACTGACTTCGCCTTCAAAGACGACTTTGCCTTCGGCTGTTTCGAGAGTTTTGTTGATGTGCGTTTTGTTTTCTCCTTAGCGCTCTTAATGTCATGACAACCAGTACAAAGCACTTGGAGATTGTCTTTATCACAATAGAGGCGAGTAATGTAAGTGTTCCAATCTACGAATCCATCTTGTGGGTCCACGACAGGTTTCTTGTGATCCACTTGAACTTCTTTTTGAGGCCAATCCTTTTTGCATTTTGCACATGCATAATGCTGCGCAAGTCGCTTCGTTTTCGGATTGATTTTCTTTTCAGTTTTAGCGGCGTTAAGGGTTTCATATTTTGGTGGGTAGCGCCTAGTTCCTTGCCTAAGCACAGCGATGATAAAAGCCTTTAATCGGGCGTCAGTCCAAGTCAATCTGGAAGCTCTCGATATTGGCGGGCACCACAAAGTTTACAATCATAAACCTCCTCACACCAGTCACCATTGTCTCGATCATCAACATACTCCCACTCATGTTTACATTGATCTTGATATTTTACCCAAGGCTTTGGTTTGTTTAATTTGTATTTGGTGGGGTCCATTCATCACCTTCCTTTCTCAGAAGATAGAGCAACTTGGCATTCCGGTGCATATCTTTAATTGCATAATCATCTTCTTGATTACCTAAACAAGAATCAAGATAAACCTGCTTACAATATTCATACATCTCTTCCTCTTCTGTCATTCCGTTAAGAGGTTCAATGAGCCGTTCAATGAATTTAGGAACTTGGTGTCTCACTTTACCATCATAGCTAGGAATGTTGTCTGCACCATCACCTGCAATTAGCTGACCATAAAACTTTCGGAGGCCTTCAAAGGGACTTATAAAGCGGGTGATACCTGTTACGAAATTGTAATGGTGGCCCGGACATTGAAGCAAATCTTTGTCCAGAGATACACAAGTAACTTTACGCATATCCCTCCTTAAAATGATGAATTCTATGGCAATTAGCACATAGCAAAATGCATTTATCTAATTCTGCAAATAAAGATTCATCAGAGTGGGACATCATTAGACCGGGGTCTTTATCTTTTTCGGTAGAATCTAAATGGTGAAAATCAAAAGCAGCTTGATGGAAAATTCCAGAACAGTGAGCACATTTACCACCTTTGTACTCAATGGCTCTTAGTTTACGTTCATTTCTACGAAGACGTGCACGATCATTATACAATTCTCTATTCTGCTGTCGAAACTCGGCATTAAATTTTCTAACACATAGCAAACAAGTATTAGTGTAAACTAATCGATCTTTATATTTATAATCTCGTTTAAACTCTTCATCTACTCCTGGGAATCCACATTTGATACACTCTCTATACCCCGACATGGAATTCCTCAGCCATTCGGATAGAGCACATATCATCAGCCTCCATATCGTTTACTATTTTAGCTCCCCAATATTTTACTAAATATTCACGAATATCTTGTAAATATCTTGGTAAATATTTACCAATTCTATTGGCTTTATATTCAGGGTATAGCTTATATCGAAAGTTACCCTCTCCACCTAAGTAAAGCTCATAATCTGGATCGTTAAGGTCCAATAAAATGCGTTTCATAAGTTGATCGGCACGTGCACAAGCAATTTCAGAGGTTTCATGCTCTGCACTAGCAGCACACCTAAAAGCCACATGATCGGCATCAATAATTGCTAAGTCACGATTCATTTCGCTGTTTTCATATATTGGTGAAGATACATAGCAAAGGCATCAATATGTTGTTCGTTATGATCTTCTTGATTGACTCCCATAGCAAAGTAAATTGCATGGGTGAGTTCATGCAGGAAAGTTTGTTCTTTAAGCTCGTCGTCAATGGTGTTTAGGATTTGTATTTCTCTCTTTGCGAGATTACAATCTCCATATTTTCCGTGAAGACGTTTACGTCGAACTACTTTCCAGGTAAACCCACCCAACGAAAACTGGGTGGGGATATTCATTTCACAAGTTCAATGAACTGGTCCATTAATCAGGAATGTCGTCAGACATATCTACTAGCTCTACTTCAGGAGCCTTGCCCATTACCCAATCAACCAGAGTTTGTGCAACATTAATCACTTCACCCACTGTGACAACACCCTTGGGATTATTGTGTGCAGCAATTTCAGTGGCACGTTCTAGGGAGCTTTGCTTGATAATGTAGACTTGCTTAACACTACGTTCTTCAGGAGTTTCATACGTGCTTCTAGACGTAGTCGCTTTCGGAGAAATGTCCTTGCTCTCATACCCAACGGAGCCCGTAGGTGAGGCTTGCTCAACAGCAACCCAGTCCCAATAGGTGGTCTTTTCATTCTTCTCTGATGTAATGGTGAAGGTGTCATCCATCTTAGCTTCTACAAGAGACTGATAAACCTGTTCAGGCTTACCAAAACTCATAAGCTTCTTGCTCTCAATCTTACCAGAGTCTAAACGCTTGTAAGTGAGTTCTAGTTGGATGTAAGAACTCTTAGGTCCTTGGCGAGTAGTCTTCTCAGACTTGATTACACTAATATTGAATTTCATTTGATTCCTTTGTTACTATACTATTATTATCTCATATCTTGAATGTTAAGTCAAGACATTTTCTCCATAAATCTACCAGTCTTCTTATCTTTCTTTGGATAACGCTTCTTTTTGGCTTTATCCTCCATATTATCTCTATGAGTGCCAAGCCATAGATGATCTGGATTGATGCAACTAGGAGTATCGCAAGTATGGAGAACTTGATTTCCTTTTGGAATGGGTCCTTTAAATTCTAAATATGAAACAGAATGTGCTGAACTATTTCTATTATTATACCAAATCCTGCCATACCCACAAATATCTTTAGCGGCTTGCCAAAGCCAGCAGCCAGTGTTAGATTTAACAATTCGTTCTAAAAGTTTATCTTTAATAGGCCAATGTCTTCGATAAATGGTCATACTTTCTCCATTGCTAGCATATTCATACCCCACTTGACCTCGCAGGTTAGTGGTGTCTTCCATTCATATCCAAACAGCTTCTTAATATTTGCCTGTAAATCTCGGAATACCTCAAGGAAAAGTGTTGAGACCAACTGGAGGTATTCCTTCGGCGCATCGACAACTATGCTGTCGTGTACACTTGACACTAGGAGAATAATTTTCTCCAAGCCAAGCTTCTTCAGCCGATTGAAAAAGCTGACACGGGCTATAGTCATTACATCGGCTGCTGTTCCTTGCACTGGATAGTTGGTAAAGATTGTCCATGGTAGCTTCAGTTGTCCTTTCCAATCGGTGGTCATAGAGATATTCCAAAACCGTCCTAATGGTCCGTGAATGGTTTCTCCTGCGACGACTTTCTCTGCGAGGCTTTTGTGCCATGCATCGAGCCCGTAATACTTGGTGTAAAACTTTTCGTTAACATCATCCCAATATTTAGGAGAGCTGCTAACATGCATAAACTCAGGGTCATTAGCAAAAGCAAACCCACTCCCACGAAAGATAGTGCGGAAGAGATAGATTTTGGAAATGAGGCGAGACGGAAGTGAGAAGGCTTGTTGGTTCTTGCTATGTGTGTCTTCCTTGTTAAGAATTTCGTTTAGGGCAACTGTATCACCACTAAGTTCAATTGCTACCCGCCATTCTAGTTGACTTGCATCACATTGTATTAACACGATTTAAGATGAATCTGTACATTATTATGTCCTTTTCTTTTTAATCGTTCCGATAAAGTCATAGCATCTTCATGAGAATGTACCCCGACTTTGCAAGCACAATCTTTATTATTATCCCAATAAGTAATAATCCACTTTGCTTTCATTTCTTTAATTGATCCAATGCATAATAAAGCATTTCATTAAACTCCTTGGGGTAGCAAGTCTTTAATTGAATCCATAAGTCTCGTGCCCCAAAGGTTTTAATACTTTGTGAAAGCATTAGAGCAGCCACTTCAAAGTCGTCGTCTTCTTCTAAAAGCGTGTCATTATTCAATACATATCCTCTACTGTAAATTCCCAACTACCCATAAGTGTGCCATTCTCTACAATGTGTACTTGCCAATCATCCTCGACTGGGTTGAGTTTTGCTGAAGTGTTTTCTAGATAGTCTAGAATAGCATAATGCTTATTTTCCCAAAAAGCTGAGTTTGCCACTTTAATTACAAATAGTCGATGTGTAGACTTCGGAACACGAGCACCTGTATTAATCACCTTATACAGACGGCCTGGAACCGGCTTAGGAGGAATTGTTTTAATAGGTGGAGGGGCAGGTGCCCACTCTGGTTCTACAGGCTCTGGTGGCTTGTTAAAGGGATTGAAATATGTGCCAGAATAATATGAATTAATTCCTGGATTAATTGAAATCTTAGGTCCTGTCCAGGTGCCCGGGGTAAACGTTACTGTAGTTGGTCCTTGCCCACCAATTGCCTGAACAGGAGCCGGTGCAGGCTCCTGTGTCAGCCCATGAAATTCCATCATGGACTGCATTAACAATCTTATTCTTTGCTTTTACAGGTGGGGTTGGCTTGCCAATGTTATCTAGTGGATATGCCCAATTCTTAATCTTTGCCATTAGTTTTTTAATCAAAGCGGGTAATGAAAATATCTAGGCAATCTCGCTTATACATCATAACGAGTAATAAAGATGTCTAAGCAATCGCCTGAAAAGTTTTGTAGGTTGGGCTGTGAGGAACTTAAACGTCCTGTCTGTGCAACAACCTGGTTAAACTGTCCATGAATCTTGCCTTCCGGCCAGTTCATTTCTTTAGCTTTTTTAGGAAGTCCTTTGTAGTACGTGCTGTCCAGCTTTTGAAGTTCTGCCAGCTTAAGGAGAGGGCCGACATACTTCTTTGCAGCCGGTCCTTTAAGTTTTTGTAGAGTTGCTTCATCTGTTGCATAATAGCCTTCTTTCTTTAATTCTGAATTCTTCAGAGGTTCGACAAGTCGCGGTAAAACCGTTTCGCGTATAACATTCTTAAATTTAGGTTGTCCAACTTTGGCACCGGACTTAAAGAATCCAATGTGTTCCTTGTCTTCGGAGTAAATGGACCCTCCATACAACCATGCTGAGAGTTGGTCACCTGATCCAAAATTGATAGCCAATTCAGGGTAGACATGGTGTAGTTGCTCTTGAATAGCGGCAATTTCTTTTCCAATGTTGATAGACCTTTCTTCGCACAACTGCTTGTCATATACCAGTCCATTCCATTCCATCTCTTCCAGCACTAGCAAGTCTTGGCACATAAGCTTAAACAGTTTATACAGCTTAGGTTGTGCCTTGAATTGTTCTAGTTGTTTGAGATATATCTGATAAGTGAGGGAAACATCTTGACAACAGTAGGTCGAGAGTATGTCCTGGGGTATGGCATCAGTGTCAATTTTTATGTTGCTGCAAGTATGTGTATGCTCTCTCCACCCAGTCTGGTCGTTCAAGATGTCCCAAAGATGCATTACATGCTCGACATAACATGTCTCTAACTCTTCCTGTTGTGTGATCGTGATCGATGCATAAGGGAGATTCAAGTTTTCCACAAATAGCGCAGTTTGTTTTAGCCATGAGATAATCATACTCAATATCTGTGAGTCTGTATTTCCGGCGTTTTTCTGCTCGATGTGCTCTAGCCTTTGTGTCAGGATTTGTTCGTAACTTCTCAGCTCGACGGAGTTCAATAAGTCTTTGCTGCTCTGGATTAGCCATTCTCCATGCTCGCTTTTCAGCAGCTCTAGAAGGTCTTGTTTTGTTATACCGTTTATTGTAACAAGATTTGCATAACTGTTTAGCATAGTCTCCAACCTCTTTGCAATCGAGACATGGCAACTGCATTTTCTCTCCCAAAATTCCTCCTTAATTAAATCTATCTTGTGGCCTAAACCATATTTAACTGCTGCCTCTTCGAGAGAGGGATACCGCTCCTTCTGGCCTGATAGAAGGAATTCTGCAACCTGACAGCACCAAACTTTCCAGGATGACACATCAACACCACAGCGACGATACCAGTGCAAATCAAACTTCGCATTGAAAAATACATATAGGTCTATTCCTGGTGGAAAGATTTCTTCAAAAATAAAGTCACAATAAGTTGGACCGTCATTATATTTCCATCCTAAGCATACAGCTTTATTCGTTTGGTCAAATGGATTGCCCTTGTTGCTTGTGGTTACTTCAAAGTCAGATGTTAAGACGCTCACTTCTTAAAGTCCTCATAACGTGCTACCTCTGGATTAATCAACACCTCCATCTTTCCATGTCTCTTAGTGTTGTCGCTGTCGGGATCACCAGCTAATTTGTTTTTGCTAATGTTGAGAAATCTAACGCGCTCCCAACCTGAATCATGTATTGCTCCAATTCCGAGGATGAAGTCCGCTTCAGCTTGCTTACTTGTTTTGGCGTTAGCGACATGGCCCATGGTGAGCCATCTAACATTTTCTCCAGAACCATCTGCTTGGCAAACTCCGATGACAGGTCCATATAGTTTTGCAAGTTCGCGTGCCCATTGATAGATTGCTCCGAGGACCAAATCTTCGCGGTCTGCATTAAAGCCTGTAATTTTGTCAATTTGGTCAATGACAATGAGACTTGGTTTGTATCGTTTACAATATTTTTCAATTTCATGTTTAGAAAAACTCTTGTTTTTTGGCATTAAGATTTTACCTGCCATACTCTCTAGGTATGCTGTGCGATACTTCTGCGTATTTTGCAGCAAGTCGTCAAGCGTTACACCAAAGGTGGCTTGGTAAATTCTACTCTTCACCTTGTCATGTACTTCCTCATTGTTAATCCACAACACAGGACCAGCACACTGTGTAGCAAGGTAGGTTACCTCACTGGCAAGGAAAGTTGTTTTACCCGTCTCCGGTCTAGCAAAGATAAAGCCAAAGTCTCCTTTACGAAGACTGCCCAAGGCTTTATTGAGGGCTGTAAGTCTCCACCGTAGTCCCGGAGACTTGTAGGTGGTATTAAGAATTTCATCTAAATCGTCTGAGACGAACGCATCTTCGTCTTTATCAGACTCCGCGGGTTCAGGGGCGTTTAGAGATTCTAGAAGGGAATGGAGAGTCTCAAAGGGCTTCTTACGTTCTGCCACTTCGTAGCTTGCAATTGAAAGCTCACGAAGGAGACGTGCCCTATGTAGAGACGTGATAAGAACTGCTACAGTTTCGGCTACAGGCTCGTATGCTGCTAGCTCTGAAAAGAGAGTCTTATAGAAGTCCGCATCCCGCGGACGCCCTGCAAAGAAAAGGTTTGCAAGGTCTTGTACTGCTAAGTTTTGTTTCTTGTCGTTTGTTTTGTGAAATGAATCAAGGGTTCGATAGAGGAGTTGTAAATCCTCTGGAAAATCTTTTGCTACTAGCTTGTCATTATATGTTTCCCAACATTCGTAGTTTAGAAATAGCTTTAGGATTGAGAGTTCAGCTTGCGAAGTGCATCCTCCATTAGAATGGGTGTATAGTTGATTTGCTCCATACTTACGCAGACATATCTAGCATCAGGGACATCACCAAGCATAACACGATTGGCATGGCAATGACCATGAATGTTACCTCTCCATCGCTCCATTTGCATGGCGTGAATAGGTATGTGAGAGAGGATGACACGTTGTTTATTGAGAACATGATAAGCTCTTATATCACGGAAGTATTGAGTGTATTCATGCAACTTGAAGATGTCGTGGTTTCCTCGGATAAGAACCAAATCACCATTGAGACGGCCAACAGTAGGCAAAGCTCGGCGGTTGATAACAACGTCGCCCAAGAGATAGACTTTATCCTTTGGCTTAACTGTTTCATTCCAGTTCTTAACGAGAGCTTCATCCATTTCCTCCGGGGTGTCCCAAGGTCTTAGTTTTGTTCCATCACTACGGAGGAACTTACACATTCCCATGTGTCCGAAGTGGGGATCAGATGCTAGATAGACACTAGGCACTAAATAGCTCCGGCTTTGTTTGTTTTACTTTCTGAATACATGGGTTAATAATCTTTCTAGGCTTTTCAATTCCGGGTTTCTTTGGGTAGCCATTCTTACTGAATGGATCATCAATATCAATTAAACCGCCAGAACTCTCAAATGCTTTTACCCAAGCATTTTTCAGAGGCAGAGTTTCAAAATGCTCAGTCGGCCACTTTCTAAGAAGACAATAGATATTGTAATAATGCTTAGGATCGTTTGCAGTAATTAAGGTCATACTCTTGCGTTAATGACTTTACGTGTTTTAACTAGTTCTGGACCATTAATCATCCATTGAGGAATAATACCCTCATCACCTTCATAGGCTAAAATCCATTTACTTTGAATACTAGGAGCAATCTCTTCCCATGGTTTGGTATTATCATGAGAATACCCATGGTATTTATTATAATAATACATATATTTAGTGTAATATTCTTTTACATCTTTAGTCTTCATTTCTTTCTCTTATACAATTATTGTACTACGGATGACACAGTGGTGTCAAGCACTGTTACACATTAGGCCAGTGTAATCTGCTCCTCGATGTACTTGTTGTCGTAACACTTGGGGTCTTCCTTGCTCCACACCACCCGTGTGTGACACCCCAACATGGACAATCTTTGAGAGATTTGTTGTGCCTTGTCGTACATATTGCTATCTAGCCACACCACATAGGGCCTAGAAACGCCTAGAACGGCCCTTAGACGCGCTAACTTGTCCTTACCCATAGTAGACCCTAGGCAAGGGATTGCAAGGGCTCCTAGGCGCGTTGTTTTGATGGCACTGAGGCAATCCTCAACAATCACGACTGGAACAGAACCGCCCCTGGGTGTGGGAGATACACTTCTGAATACTGGTATGACTTGCTCTTTTTCTCCGTGGGTGATGTACTTGGGGATTTTGTCAGTTCGTACAAAGTTTCTTGCTTGCCAGAGAATAGGCTTGTCAAAGGCGTCGTCATTTCCGTTGCTGGAAACGAGGGGTTTAAGATTTTCTTCATAGAAAGGAAAGATGAGTTGGTTTTTAGAGACACTCCATAGCACATTGTGGTCAATGAGTTCTGGAACAGAAATACCAAAGCTTTCACACCAAACTACGGCTTCAGAGGAATATGTAAATCCCGAGTCATAAGGCATGTCTCGCATGCGGTTGTCATCGGAATCCAGTTCCAATTTTGCCATAGCAATATAAGGGCTACCAGTAGCAGGGCTAAAATGCCCGCACACAAAACAGTAAGCAGAGCCCCCGCTATAATGCGCATACCCGTCGCTACTCGGGCAAACAGGACACGATGTGTGACGTAGAAACATTCTAGTTTTCTGATAAAAAGGGCAAGCTTACTCGGTGGATTCATCACCATTTTCCCACCAATTATCCGCTTCTTTCTCTTGTTCGTATGGTGGGATTTTAGTGAGTTCTTCACGGCCAATTGTGGGGATGTTAAGTCCCTCCAAACATTTGTTACAGGTGTCGAGGAATTCCAAAGAAACAGCATGACGTTGTGTACTCTCGAAATCGCTTAATGGGGCATTACAGCAGGAACATCGCATTAACGGCCCCGAGCCCATTCTAGACCTTCTCTGAAGCCCTCTGCTTTGCCATCAATAAAACCCTCAGCATAACCACGGTCGTGCTCTGTGGGAATAGTTTTGGGTTCCAGTACCAGGGCATCAGCTCGCTTAGTTGCGTCGATGATTTCACCAAGAGTTTTCATCATGGGATTTACCCATTGCCCTGGTGGATTTTGCGTGTCATTAGCTGGATTGCGACGAATAGGCATAAGAATCTCCTTAAAAATAACTAGACCAAGACACAACACCATTGTTGTGTACTAAGCTGGGAAGTTGATAGACCTGAATGTCCTTCTCTGAATTGTGGCCTTCACCACAATACCACAGAAACTTATCAAGCTTCTTCGGAATGTCAAAGAACACCTTCTTATTTACTACAACGCCCCACTTCTGCTGATCTCGCCCATCACCAGGAATCTTATGAGTCTTTAATTCCTCAATAGTTCCATTGAAGGTTTCATCATTTAGAAGACGAATCATCAATGAAACTAAACTGATGTTGTATGTGTTCTTAAGGAAGAAGGGGTCTAGTTGTAGAACAACTGTGTCATCAACAGGCCAGAACGCAATCTTGGGGCACTTATTTTCATTTAACCACTTGTTAAATGTATTCATATTAGTGATGAAGTTCTTTGTTAGATGCTTCACTGCCATATAAACATATTCCCCTTGCTTGGGAATTGCCATGCCCTCAGTGCTAAATCCATAGATGGCAAATCTCTTGCCACCATTATAAGCTACAGCATAATCATTGAAGAAATCCTTGCATTTTAGCCAAGAACTTTCATTAACAAAGCCCGTGTCAGGAGTGCCAGAGAGAATAACCCAACGAATGGGGTTGCTCTGGCCTTCTTCTGCGTAACTAGGACGTGTTTGATATGTAATTTTCATTTTAATGTTGAACTGTTTCTAAGATTGTCGTAACATAACGCTCTACATTAGAGCCTTCAATACCAGGAGCTGAATTAACCTCAATTACAAACAGCTCTTGTTTCTTTTCGTTCCAGCCAATGTCAACACCCTTAAAGTCGCTTTGAGTGACTTTAGATGCCTTGAGGGCGAGTTCTCGAATTCCTTCCGGTTCGACAACATTCTCAGAACAGAAGACATAGCCATTAGCCGTATTCCGTACCTTTGTGTCTGCTGTGCCTTCATAACTAGCCTTCCTACGCTTCTCTAATACATGAACAACTTGGTCTTTGAAGATGTGGACTCGAAATTCTTTCTTTTTCTTACGATAGAGCGTGTATACAGGTGCAGTAATAATCTCTTCCGGCGTTTCAGCAATAACAATCCCCTTCCCCTCTGATGCATGTGTGAGCTTGCGACACACAACTGCTTGCGTTTGTGCCCATTCCTTAGCCTTCGTAATCGACTCAGTATAGTCGAGGGCTGGTAGGTGCTGAGCAGCGAACCAACAATATTGCTCAATCTTGCCCTTTTGATCGCCATAACGAAGATGTGTTCGATGAGGCTTTACAGATGGCCCGCGCCAAACCTTATAGCCTAGCTGTGTTGATAGACCTTGAGCAACTAGCTTGGCGCTCTTGCTCTTTAACAACGTTGTTAAGATTCTAAGTTTCATCTTAATGCTTCCAATTAGCTAGTGCGGATGAGGCACTTTCCATAACTACGGGAGTATTGCTGCTGCCCTTTGTAAGACCAACTTCCCCCATCATAATGTCGATTCGTTTCTTGTCGGCTCGATAGATAAGGTCTTCCACTTTTCCCTGCATTGGTACTGATTCGCTGCACCATAGCATTTCATCTTCTTTGAATCCTTTGACAAATCCTTTGAATTCGTGGTCGAAGGGTAGTTGTACATCGTTGTCTCCCCAGACGTCCCACTCTGTACAATCCAAATCCCCAATAATACGAGGGCGATAATCAGCCACCCAAAATAACTGGGTGGTTCCGATGAGGGCCTTCCGAATACGCTTGAATTCGTTCTTGGATACCTGTCCTCCAGAAAACGTCGTTGTGCTTTTAATAACACCACCCCCCTTCGCACCCTGGCCAAGAATATGGGGGATGGTGCTGAATTTTTTTACTGACAGCTCCATTTCTTCTAGTTTTAGCGTGTAGGTTTTCAGTGAGATTGAATAAAGGGTGTGTACCTTAAGCTCACGGATATTTTCAACCTTCGTTGAATTGCGGGTGCATGCAGCCATAATCATTACTGGCTCACTTGCATATACAAATCCAAAACCGGTTTCCCCAATCCACAAAGGTCGCTCCTTATTCCTGATGAGGTAGAGCTTCTCCTTGTCTTGGTCAATCCACGTACAGGCATAGGCACCCTGCACCTTATCTAGGGCTTCTTCTAGCTTTGCCTTATCCTCACCACAAGCAGTTAGAAGCATGCCAAGTGCCTCTGAATCTACATCTGTCTTATGTAGCAAGTCATGGTTGCGCAATGTACCATTATGCATAAAAGCAAAGTTGGTATCTCCATCCTCATTCTCTAGGATAAAGGGATGAGCATTGGCATCAATCGCTGAACCCATGGTTGCCTTGCGATTATGACCCATAATGGCTTTGCCATTCTTAACGAATGCCTTGCCAAATGCATCATACTTCTTATCGGAAAAGAAGAACGTAGCTTCTGATGCTTCCTTAAGGGCATGCATCTCTCCATTGTTATGGAAAGAAGCTACCCCAGTGGCATCAAAACCACGCAATGCGTCCATATAAAGCAAGTCATTGAAGATTGCCAAGTCAATGTTACTTGCCCCCCCTAAAGTTTTAAGGGCCATTCCTACAAGACCACACATTATGCTTGTACCTCGAAATCAGATGTTACCCAGCTACCTGCTGGAATTGGTGTAGCTTGTTGTGCCATAGCTGCTTGCACTTGTTGTTGCATTGCAACAAGTTCTCCTAGCTTGGGTTCCTTACGAGTTCGTGGTGTTGCTGGTTTCTTAACTCCGTCACTGAGACCACCTACAGATAGCTTCACATCTAGAGTTGTATCTGCACACATCTCATTAACTGTCGAAACTCCCAATCCTTTGGTAAGCTCGGGAACAATTAAAAAGGCAATTGTATGCGGAGACATACCAGCTTCAATCTTTTCTAGAACATTCCACGTAGGATTGTCCACAAACCATGTGTAAAGCTGTTTAATAGCCGTTAGCCAGCTCTTAAAGACGGTAATGTCACCTGTGCCATAGAGATGACGGAATTCCACTGTCCCAAGACCGGGTGCATCTGGTTGTGCCTTAATAGGCAGTAGATTAAACGCTGTGTACTTGTGCCACTTCTCTACCATCTTATCAAGAGAAGCCTTATAGATTGATGGCATATAGGTGTAATTCAGTGGAACACAGAAGATTGATTCCTTACGAAGTTCACCTACGAAGTTAAAGAACAGCGGTTCAAGCAATGCATATGTTAGCACCATTTGGCGCAGTTGTTCTAGCTCAAACTGCGCTACATTTACATGCACATGGATAGAGGTACGCTCTGAAAATGGCTCGTCACCAACTACCAGAGTTTCATGAAGAAACTTGAAGTGGTCTAGTGCCTGTTCAAAAGTACATGGATAGGTCTTGAACTCGTGACCATTGTTGCGTAGGCTGTGGTCTACATCAACAATAAGACGCTTCTTCAAACTGTCAGGAATCTTTTTACAGCTTTCGATTTCAAACTCACATCCGCAATAGAAATCCTTGCTTAGATGTGGAATGTAGTCGTTGTGATAAAGACCATAATGAGTAGCAATTGTCATACTGGATTTAGTTTAATGGACGGAGGAAATAGGGGTGCGAGATTACTTTCGTAAATTGCTTTAAAGGCTAGTCCCTTCTTTTCTAGCTTACCAACATATACAGTGTCGATAAAGACACCACCACCCTTTGTAAGAGTGACACGGCGAGTGAGTGCAGCACTTTCTAGAGCATTGTCAAAGCCCACTAAGGCATCTTCAACGGAATAGTAACTAGGCTTGTTAATAAAACCCTCAATCACTGGTGTAGCGAGTGCAGTTTTCTTCCAATTGCCCTTCTCATCTAGAGAAAGAAACTCTGTGTTCTTTGCATCCATGCCCTTACGCCACATACGGGCTGGAACACGTTGCAGAAGCAAAGCCCGCTCGCCATATTGATAGACCGTCTTCTTTGGAATTACATAGTTGAGGTTATACCCTACTTCCATATCAATCCGAATCTCGGCTTCGTCGTCGCCTTCACCACGACTAGGAGAAGATAGGTCCGTGTATTTAGAAGTCACCTTATCAACGGTGTAAATACGCTCACCACATTCTTCAATCTTTACCCAGGTGCCTTGATAATACTTCTTGACATCCTCGTAATTTAAACTATTACAAAACATTGTGATTCCCTTTAATTCCTTTAAACAGTGTGAAGTGAATCACGTCCGCTCTTTAAAAATGCAAACAAACACCATGTTTCCCTCATTACCCATTGTAGGGACACTTTGATATTCAATGTCCATAATCTCACGAAGAGCATGGTACATTTCCTTTGATGAGACTTTATCTGTAAACATCACAACATATAGCCCAGTTTTAGATGGGGGAATAAAACTACTGCTATTAGTGTAGACGCTAGGGGAATCAAAGCAATAAATTGTATATAAGGAACAGGCCCCTGGAACATCATCCGAATAAAACTTTAAACTCTTCTTTAAGCTAGGCATTGGTGTCCTTAAACAAGCAAAATCTCACTTCTTTATCACCACTCTTACTCTTCTTCCAGAGGGTTTTATAGATGCGCTTGAGAGAGGCATTAATAACTTCATATGCCTTATCACTCTTTGGATCATCCTTCACGAACGTCGCGCAATAGAGCCCCGTGGAACTTGGAGGTAGGAACCTCTCGTCGTGATATTCAATGCTATACTTATTAACATGCATTGAACTGAAGTCACCAATCTCAAACATACTACAGGTGCAGGGAAACTGCTTAACGCTGTAGTGCGGGAGTTTCTCAACTAAACTAGGCATTTAAATCACTTCTAGGTTGTACTCTTTGACAAGGCGTTCTGCAAGCTTCTTGTCTCCGTTGTTAATACATGCTTGCACATCTTCACCAATTTCATCTAGCAATTCTGGCATATGCTCTGCCACTTGCAAAGCTAGATCAACAGCATCCCATGCCCATTCTACTAGCCGTGGTCGAAATACCCAAAAATTAGACAAAACGCGATACTCAGCACCATAAGGCTTGGGCCGATAAGCACCAGCTTTTCCATAAAGCTGTCGTCTTTGTGTACCAGAGTCCATGAGTACAGAAGGAACACCAGCAGTAAGGTCAACAGCGCGGATAACAGTACGCTTGTCAAGGGAAGTCTCGATGTGAATGTGACCCCCTGCACTACGTAGGAAGGGATGTGGAGGTTGTAGCTTTACATTTTCCAGACCAGTCCATGCATTGTAGTCGGGTTCACACCCAAACACCCATGCAGAGGGATTGTCCATTTCACTTTCGGGAAATTGGACGCAGCTCAGGCGACTGAAACGAGTTTGCGGTAGGTGTTCCAGTCCAGCTAAAAGAACTGAACGGATATTCTTCACAAATTCTTCTTTTGTCGCCGCTGGCGGCACACCAAACTCTAATGCAACATTGTCCTCTTGTAATGTAAAGCCATCTTGCATGCCAGCGATTTGAGCCGGATTCCATTTGTTAGCTCCAATCAACCCAATCACACTTTTGAAAGCACCATTCTTGCGATTGAGCAAGAACACTTCGGGATCACTACCAAGTCTCATCGACGTTCCTTATTTAAAGCAATGTACCTTAATACTATTCATCACCCATGAATTAAAACTGTGGATGTTTGTGTGCCATTCTGGGTGACATTGAATAGCATATCCATTTACCTCAGGAAAATATACAACCTCTGGCTCTGTTTCTATCCGCTCCTGCTCTTCCTTGGAAATCCCTAGATAACGCTCACTACGTCGCTCTGTACTCCATGCAATGAGCTTGTGCTCTACATCATAGGGATAGAGCATTTGATGATGAGCAGAGGTTACATTCATCCGCTTTCCATCATCTGTGGTGATTAGATGACCTGAATTGTTGTTGTGACCAGATACATCCTGAACTAGCTTACCTCCAGCAAATGCACAGATAAATTGAGCACCACGACACACACCAATGATTGGCTTGCCATCTAGATAAGCCTGTCGGCAAATCTCATGCTCAAACAAATCACGACGACTGGGATTTTCTGGACCTGAGTAACCTACCGGCTTCTCGGCATACAGAATAGGAGCAATGTCCTCACCACCCCACAAAACAACAGCATCAATACCAGCAAGAGAGTCAACAGTTTTAAGGTTAACACCCTTGTTAAACAAACTAGAGAACGGACCAATGCCATCGTCGGGTTCTTGATATGGACTAAATCCTAGAATCACTTTGGAACCTTTCGGAGAAACCCTGGAGTACAGATAAAGCGATTGTTCATCTTCTCTGAAAAGCAGGTGATAATCATTGGAGTGTCATTCTCAGGCCACTTTTCTTTGCGACCATATTGAGCATATGTTTTGCAGATTTTCTCAACGAGAATAGGGCCATATTCTTCCCGTGATCCTTCTGTATAGGCCTCACAGGTATCGCCTTCACCAAATTCTAGGCGGGCAACCAATGCCTTAATTGCAGCATCTCTCCGAGCTGCCTCATTAAACATTGTGCGTAGAGGAAACAGCTTACTGTCATTAGCTGATTCTTTAACAACTGCAACCGATGTTGTGGTTGTTTTATGCTTGCGAGAGGGAGAGAAATAGGAAAGCATTAAACTTCTTTCTTACGAGGGTTAATAATTTTCTTTGGAGTTTCTTTTATTTCATAAGAAAACTCACTGATGAAGGAAACACTTAAATCATCATGGATTCTATAATACTTTCCAAAAAACTTGGTGATATTCTGTACCTCTCCTGGTTGTTGGTTACCATTAGCAGCCCACCATTTTGCAGGCCAATCCTCGGGTTTGCTCTCACAAATAGCACCACTCATTGATGGAGAAAAGTCCCGCTCAAAACTGTAAACATGAAAGTTACTGGCCATGGTAGTCCATATATAAATTACCATCTTCACCACTACCAATCCATTGCCGTTTAGGCTCTGGAGGAAGATGTTCCACCATTACACATTCTTGAGGATGAAGGCAGGTTTCACAATCGTCGCAAAGATTGTCGTTAGCACGTCCACACATGCCACATTCCAAGTACGGATGTACTTGGGACGGCGTTTTATCAACGCCTTCCAAAAAGGGAAATCGAATCATTTATGTACTCTCTATAATGTTAATGTTAGCAAGTTTCAATGCATACCGGCAACATTTGCAGGGGGCTGCCGGCGCTGGTTTACCAAGCTTGTTAAATCGAAAGACGACAATCTTATGCGCTCGCTCTGGGTTGCGCAACCTAACAAGTGCAGCAATTTCAGCGTGTAGATAAACCTTAGTCGGCTCGCCAACTGCTGTTGCACACTTAGCCTGTAGTGGGTGCGTCTTAACATACGAGTTAAACCCAATGGAGAGGACATTGTCTTTACGGTCATAGATAATTGCTTTAAGACTGTGCTTCCCCATCCTCTTTCCTAAACATCCACGGGTCTACACGAAATGTAGGAATTACACGCCCACCACTGACAGGCTCAAGCATAGAGCTTTTCATTGAATATGCAGGCCCCTCAAAGAACAATACCCGTGCCCCACGAGAGAAATAAATAGAATGGATTTGAGAACTCTTCATCCAATAAAGTTGTCCACGAATCCACTTATTTTCTGTGTACATCCACCTAGAAATTTCTTTCTTTACTTCTTTTGTTTGGTCACCAAAATTTCCATGATGTTCTAGAATGGTTTGTTGATATAGATCACCCTTCTCCTCCATCATAATTGGAACTTGTGTCCAAATACGGTTACGAACAGAGCCATCTAAAACTAAACACTGAAAATCAAAGCGATGTGAATGTGGTGTAATGGGTTCTTCATGTTCACGTTCACATGAAAACATTCTTACCATTCCATGACCATTACCACCAATTAACGAGCTTGTTAAACCTGGAATGACATAATCATGCACATGGCTATAGGACATTGCCTTTAGCAAATCAAGATTCAACATTATCAACTCCTTCAATAAAGGGGGCAACTTCCGCATTGGAAGGGGCTAGAATCAACGGAATGGCTGTTTCCAGCTCATACAAACCATTTACAATGCCATGATGTTTAATGGCATATTGATTTGCCCGCTCATGTTCCAAGGTAATAAATTTCATATTTTGTCCATTCATTTTGTAATGGACAATGAAAGCAGATGGCAAGGAGTTCATACTTTCCTCGGGTTAATAATCTTACGGGGCTTTTCTGGAATTGGGGGATTGCCGCCAGCAGCTTGAATGGCCTTAGCAATATCCATTCCATCAATATATGGTACAACAGCATCAACTGCATACCAATAACTTTTAACACGAATACATGGGAAATTAAAAATAGAAGAATAACTCTTCCTCATATCCGTAATTGGGCCAATTTTCCCAACATCTCGCATTGCCATCGCACTAGTGGGATTGTCCGAAATATATCCTTTGACAATGAGGACTTTATCACCAATTTCTAGCTTCTTTGCTTTCTTCTTAAAAAGCTTGATGTAAGGCTTTCCTAAGTTCCATTCTTTGGTAAGACCTGTTCCACCTTGCTCTTTTGACGGAGCAGCAAATTTACAACCCCAAGCCAGCACAGTAGTGACAATTGCATGATAGTCAACTACTTTATAAATGCCTTGATTGTAGGTGACAATAATTTCATCACCTACTTCAATTGTAGCATCCTCCAGTGTCTCTTCCAACGGAGTAGTTTTTAATTTAAAGCGATTAAACCAATAACCACCATCTAGGCCCTCTACATGAAGGGTATTCATTCCATATTGAGGATTACCTTCTTCCCAATAAAGATTGACACCTTTAACCACATACTCTTTTCCAAGAATCAATTTACTAGTTTGTTGAGTACATACAACAACATCACCAACTTTAAACATTGTCATTTTCCTTCGACGAAGTCACCAGGTTTTCTCCTTCATAGGGCTCAAACCTATCACGCATTTTCTTCACAGACGCTTCCGGGCATCCATGCACATTAACGAAGTTACCATTGCAAACAACAACCTCAAGCTCTGCACCAAGCGTTGCAGCCATTTTGATATAGGGCTCCATTTCCCACAAACGAGTAAATGTGTTTGACACCACCACATTGTGGCCCTCTTCCAATGCAAGAGCAGCGGCTCTATTGCACCAGTCATGGGCCAGACCAATCTTTGCATGGTTGTATTTATAAACATTATCAGCGTCTACAAAATACATATCGGCCTCCACATGGAAGCCGTTGTTTTCTTTTGCCCATTGCTTGGCATATGTGGATTTCCCTGAACCGGGAATTCCGCGAACTAGAAGGAGTTTCATTTCGTTTCGTTTCAGGGAAAGGTTATGGGGTTGTGGGCATACTTGCACTCGGACTGGCTCTTGAATTAGCCCACATGCCGAGATTCCATCTCTGCTGGTTACGTTTTATGAAGTTGCTTTCGGAATAAACTTCCTACACACTAAAGACACAAGGCTCCAGCTCTATCTTTGAGTTTTATAACAACGTGGTCGATAGACGCTTTAACCACATTGTTAAAAGCCACTAATTTTCACCAGTGGCAGTGTTAGAGCAAGCAAAGATTGCGATTATTCTTGTGCTGCTTTTGCTGTTAGGAATTTAGCAGCGACAATTTCATATGTTGATTTATCCCCTAACTTCGACCACAACCAGCCATCGCCCGGCATCCATGATTCAAACATCAATTGACCATCCGTTTTCTTTTCTGGCTTGATGCGATACTCGTAATCCTGGTTGAAGAATGGGTTCTGGGTATCCAGCCAATAATCTCGATCGCGCGGGTCGCCTTTACACTGGATTTGCGCGCCATCTGCCCATGCCTTAATGATCGCGGCGTGCTTATGTGGCTGTTTCACGGCTGTAACAGGTTTTGGTTCGTTGATAATTTTAGGCATAACAATTCTCCATTCACAAGAATTAAGTGTTTCATTTACAGGGGGATTGCGTGTTTTGCAGGTATATACACGCCAAACATTTTCTGTAAAACAACGTACTTCAATTGTTTTACCTGCAATCCAAGCATTGATGATTTCCATAGACGAAAAAAAGCCGCCTTGTTAGGGCGGCTTTCCTTTAACAATGTTGTTAAATACTGTAGAATACAGCACATGCAAAAGCAATACCAACAACACAAGCACAAACAACGTCAGCCAGTGTATATTGTTTCTTACTTCCGCGGTCCCATTTGGCAATTGATGGCTTTGCCCAGCTGGATACATATTTATTCATATCCACAATTTCAATTTCGGCTTTCATTGCCATTTGATGAGCCTTTCGCATGGTTTCTGGAGTTTGAGTTTCAATCATAGGCCGTTTCCTTTCAAACATTGCTCTTTGATGGCCCGTAGGCGCAGCCAAACCATCATTTGGTCCCACGCGCTTTGGCGCAGGGCTGTTTTGCACGCATCGGAGAGAGACATTTTAACACTCCTTGTTAAACATTTGGTGCCAGATATAGGATTCGAACCTATAAGCCCACTTAAGAGCCGCGGGTTTTAAGCCCGCTGTGTTTACCATTTCACCAATCTGGCATAGTGCCGGTTACGTCGTTTAAAGGATGAGTTTAAACTTTCCGGCGGTATTTCACCCGTTGTTTGTTTTACATCGACCATTACTTTAGAGCGGGGACAGTGGCTTGCCCGAGTTAACAAACTTGTTAATCCCCTAATTGTCTCGGCTTCCTATTACCAGTGTGGCACTACTGGCAGAGAGCATTACACGCATGTAATGCCGAAGGGCTCTGTTTCCAAAGCCCAACGGTATTACTTCACTTGCGCAGATTCCACAATGCGACAAACCAAATCCTCTTGAATCCACGCTTGCGTGGCTTCGAGCGATTCAGTGTCCATGTTTTCCAGCATCATTTGAAAGACGCCAGCAAGCATGTTTGCATTGTGTTTCTTCGTGAGCGAGTCATACAGGGATTTAACTCCCTTGTTAAACTCTTCGCTTTCTGCCTCATCGACGGCCGCGGCCATTAATTCCCGGACGCGAACGATGTAATCAGCATCGCTTTCGTCCTTCTTCTGCGGATTAGCATCCATTGCTGCCGCACGTGCGCCGGTTCGCACGCTTGAGGCATGCTTATCGGCTTTCTCGTCTTTTGATAGGGCTTTGTCCCCGTCCCAAGTCTGCGCTTGCTCTTCTAGCCAGCTACGGGCCGCTTCTAGGGCTTGCCAATAGCCCTTTTCTGCCAAGATAGCGGGGTTGCGCTTGAAAACACCGAACAGGCGCTTTGCTTCGCTTCCCCGTTGATTCAGCAGCCGGCGCTTTGGGCCGTAGTTTTCCTGACCCTTTGCACCCTCGGGCTTGACAAACCCGTTAGCCTTGTCAGCCGAGTCTGCCATTTCCTGCGCTTTCTTAAACTGTGCCGAGAATTCGACATAGGACAAGCCAGCATTGGCAATGGCTTGAATGGCTTCAAGCTTGTTGATTCCCTCCTTATCGGCATCCACAACATAGATGCCGAACAGAGCGGAGGCGTGGTTCACATGGCCTACAGAAAGTCCAGACGCTGCAATAGTTGCGATAGCACTCATCTTCAATTCTCCTAGGTGAGCGGAATTGCTCTAGGAGGATTCTATTTACTCTGGTGACCGTCCGCCGTTTCATGCGATACCCGGTAGCCTCTTCCGGTGCATGTCGTACCACGTTATACCTCAGTGTAGAACCCTCTTAGAGCACCTCAGCGGCACTCAGAAGAAACACACACAAAGCCCCCTAGGGCATAGGCTCGCTAGAACCTATGTATCCCCCTAAAACCCCATACAGGCGAGTTGCCAAGCATGTACAGGGTTTAGACCCTCACGGCGCAGATCGAAATAGCGTTGCACAATGGGTTTCATTTGGACTGCTCCAATTGATCCATTGCCTTTTGGACTGCCCGATAGGCGCGCTCCACTTGTCGATTCGCGGCATCAACCTTATGGACGATGTCCGCATAATCGTGGAACGACGAAAGCGCCGTCATGGCGTACATCTTGGCATATGCTGTGCCTTCAAGATCGGCCAAGAGGTTCATCAGTCGGTCTGACATATCAATCTCCTACTAGATACATGCGGTGTGCATGCTCTAGGAGGCTCTGTGTTTAGCTATGTAATGGTTCATTCAC